ATTTATGATTCATTGATACTTTCCTTTGCCTTATCACTGCATGGAATCAATTCACATACGCCAGTCAGGTAGATGATTGGATTCATTACATCTACTTTTGACTTGTCAGAAGTCAAACCGGTTTGAGCTACGCCAGACAAAGCGATGCCGTCTTTTGCCTTCCACGACCACAGCCGACGGCTGTCTTTAAGCACTACGTTTTCACCATCCACGCTCACCACAATTCCTGCGTGAACACCTGCGGAATAGCATCTGGCAATGCAGTATTCTCCAACAACTGGGTTGTTGCTGATAGCAGGTTGTGTATTGCCAAACAAAGCTGTGATTTGCTTCAGTTCGCCGTAGGTCAGATTGTCTATATTCATAAAAACTCCATTGATTGAGGAGCCTTGATTCTGAATTGAAAATAAAGCAGCGTATATTAGGAAAAACCCTTATATACAAACCTTTTTTCTTTGCTTATCTTCTAGCTATGACACATGAACAAGCCGAATTCGAAGCAAGTCAAGCAATGCTTGATTACGCCACTTCACTGGTGATTCAATACACCGACCATCCTGGCGATGTTGAAGCAGCCACCAAAGCTCTTTTTGTTGTTTGCCTTGAGCAACTCTTTGACCGAACCATCTACATCGAAAAGATCACCCGATGACTTATATGACGGATGCTCAGTCTCAGTGCGTTGGCAAGGACAAGCTACCAACAAAAGACATTGCCATGCTGATTGTCGGTAGAAGAAGGGAAACACCAATGCAGGCTTACAAGTGCCCGCACTGCGGATTCTGGCACGTTGGCCATGCAACACCTAAAGCAAAGATTTTCAACCGCGCACCAAAGGAGAGCAAATGAAAAAACCTGTAAGTCAGATGGAGCGTCTCAAGATCATCTTGTCACGCAAAGGTGGAGCAACGGCTGCCGAGATCGCTCGGTTCTTGCCCACTACAAGCCCTCACAGCAAGATGGCTAGGCTAACCCGTATATACGGCTGGACAGTGCTCAAAAAAGACCGTGGAGACGGTACCAAGCAATACTTTGGCAAGCCGCCAAAGACTTTAACTTAACCAAAGGAGAAATCATGAAAAAAGCAATCTTGGCAATCTATCTATCAACCCTAGCTAGCATGGTGTGGGCTTCATGCACCACGCATACCATTACGCAAAGCAATGGCCGCATGGTGACTTGCACCACTTGTTGCTTTGGGTCTAATTGCACAACGAATTGTTTCTGATTACAATTGATTGAAACACCGGCTAGGCAGGGAGTAGCTACCCTGCCGAAAAGCGAACCTCCCCGCCTGCCGGACGTTTCTTCTTGGGAGCGTTTGAGGAGAGTGCTTTGCACTATTACCAATTTCATATTGGCGACTACAGAGCCGCAACCGCTCATCTATCCAACGATGAAGACTTAGCCTATAGGCGGTTGTTGGATATGTATTACGACACCGAAAAACCAATCCCAATCGATACCCAATGGGTTTCCAGGCGGTTGCGATTGGCATCCGAAACGGTTACATCTGTTTTACGAGATATGTTTGTGTTCACAGAGGATGGATGGACGCATTCTCGCTGTGATGCAGAGATTGAGCATTACCACCATTTGGCTGAGAAAAACCGTGAAAACGGCAAGAAGGGCGGCAGACCAAAAAAACCCAGTGGGTTGCCACTGGCAACCGACAGCGAACCCAAAAAAACCCTAACCAATAACCATGAACCAACAACCATTAACCAAGATATAGAACCTAAAGGTTCTTTGTCTGAAGCGGGGCTTCCGACTTGCCCACATGAGCAAATTTTGATTCTTTGGAAAAAACATTTGCCACACCTAACTCAGCCTCGGTCGTGGGAGGGTTCACGTAAAACGAATTTGCGTCAACGCTGGTTGCAGGCTGCCAAACCATCTGCGTACTCACCTGAAGGCTACAAATCTCAATCTGAGGGATTGACTTGGTGGGAATCATTTTTTTCCTACATTGCCAAGGAAACAACTCTTGCGAACGGTTTTCAAAGCCAAGGCCGAACGTGGTTGCCTGATCTCGAGTGGGTCAAAAAATCATTGATGGGAAGTACGCAAAATGAGTTTTAACAAACCTACCAAAGTCGAAGCCAATGATGATGATGAATACAAAAAATTGATGTGTTCATATCCTGGCTGCAAAAGCCGTTGGTCGGTGAGGGTTGACGCGCCTATGTGCAGCTTTCACCAATGGGGTGGTTCAGCGTCAAAAAGCAAAGAACTAGAACGCGACGATAAACAATGGTATGACAGTGAGAAATTTTGATGAACTATGAAACCGCAAAAAGAATCCTTGATCGCATTAAGGATGGCGACATCTACCCCAAATGGGTCATTGATACAGCACTACACCTCACAGGAGATTTGGAATTTGATGAGAGAAGCGGAGAGCCTCGAATGGGTGCAACGCTACAAAGCCAAAATCAAATCAGTGGGGAAGCTCGAAGCCCGCAGATGGTGGATTAAGACCATCACTGACATTGAGCGAATTCGCGGAAAAGAAGCGGCTCAAGACCTACGAGACCGAATGAACAGGATTCAAAATGTTTCAAACGATATTTCACGTTGAAGGCAACCCAAGAGGCAAAGGTCGTGCAAGGTTTGCTAGGCGCGGCAACTTTGTGACAACGTACACAGATTCCAAGACCGTTGACTACGAAACGCATATCAGAGCCTGCGCTATCAAAGCAATGGGGTCAGCAAGCCCGCTAGAAACGCCTGTAAGCGTTTATTTATACGCAAGGATGCCCGTACCCGCATCGTACTCAAAAAAACGCACAGAGGCTTGTATTTCTGGTGAGGTCAGGCCAACCAAGAAACCGGACGCGGATAATATTTCTAAAGCGTTCTTAGATGCCATGAATGGAATCGTCTACAAGGATGACGTTCAAGTGATCTCCTTGCACATCACAAAGGTCTATTCGTCAGGGCCAGGCGTTGACGTTTTGATACGGGAGGAAGTCTTATGAACGCACCTCACGCAGCCGTAGACTTCATTCTCAAAAACGCGCCTGAATACGCCAAAGCAAAAAGCCAGCGAATCTACCTAGAAGAATTCAGAAAAAGCAAAAAGGCTTTGCTGATGAAAGAGGCATTAGTCAAAGGTTACGAAGCAGCTAACGCGCAGGAACGCGAAGCCTATAGCCATCCTGACTACATCGAGCTTCTTGAAGGCTTAGCGGCAGCTATAGAGATTGAGGAATCTTTGAAATGGAAGCTCGAAGCAGCAAAGATGAGGACTGAGATTTGGAAGACAGAGGAATATACCAACAAAAAAACAGACAGGGTTATGTCGTAAAAGGAAATCTGTTGAAGTACCCAAAACACAGCTACGTAAGAAGTAAAAAACTTCTGGAAAACGCCCGAAAAATTCCCTGCGCACACTGCGGAACTGATGACGGTACGGTGGTAGCCGCGCATACAAACTGGGGCGGGGGTAAGGGCCGAGGCATCAAAGCCGACGATAACCTCATTGCAAGCCTATGCTTTCGTTGCCATAGCCAGCTAGATCAAGGCTCAAACCTAACCAAGTCCGAGCGCATGGCGATTTGGTTTAACGCGCACTTCTTGACCGTCAAGATTTTGCAAGTTGATGGCTTATGGCCAGATGACGTGCCCCTACCTAAGGGTTTGTCCTAATTCTCAAGACGCCTAAGACCTATGACAATGAAGTCTTAGGAGGTACTCATGTTTTCACACGAAGTTTTGCTAGGCCAAGAAGGTAACTGGATAGACGCCAGGTTCTTTATCACTGACGGAGAGATAGAAGACCTGACACTTTGGCTCAATGACGTCAACCTTACAAGTCTATTGATAGAGCCTTACGGGTTGAAGGTAAAAAAAGACATTTACCAAAACCTGCCGAGAATTAAAAAATGGGGCGATTAAAACACTACGGAAAACTAGACGTAGTGAATTTACCAAGTGAAGTAAAAAAGATTTGGTACAGCAAAGACGTTGAACCGGAGCCATGTGAACCAATAGATTCTTACTGGCCAACAACTACAGATTGCGATCTGGAAATAAAAAAAGACTTTGCAAAAAGATTGCTAGACATAACTCCATTAACAGAGCAAGAAGAAAAAATTATTTATCTGATTGTTTTTGATAATGCAACATTAAGAGAAGCTGGAAAAGAACTAGATAAATCTCAAGAGCGGATAAGGCAAATTCTTATAAAAGCATTGAGAAGATTTAGAAACCACCAAGTAAAACTTACTGGAATACCAAGCATAGAAATAGATGATCGAGTTATGCCGTGGTTTTGGTATCAACATGAAATGAAAAGGATTAGACATGAGCAAAGTAGTACCGCTAGGTGCAACATGGGATGCAACAGCCGCGCTTAATGCTGCGCTAGAAGAGACGTTGCCAGACGAGCAAGTGATGGTCATAGTTCGAAAGGCTGACGGGACACGTTGTAAATACATGGCAAACATCACCAACATGGAAGTGCACTGGGAAGCTGCCCAACTGCAAGACGACATCATGAAAGGCAGGTACAAAGGATGAGCATCACCGTAATGAAGCTGGCGCTGGAGGCGTTGGAAACTTATCACGGCTACATGGAGCCTTTGTTAACAGTGTTTGGCGGGCCAAGAGTTCCGGCAGAACAAAGCACGACAAGCAAAGTTGAGAAAGCCATCACCGCCATCAAGCAATCCCTTGCAGCACCTACGCAGGAGCCTGTGGCGATCCACTGCAAGGCAAAACGCGAAAACAACGGCGTGTGCCCAAACCATAACCTTCAATGTGGCTGGCCTAAATGCAACGAACCACCAGTGGCACATGTGCAGAAACTTGCTGATTGCTGCGCGAACTGTTTGCGTCCGGAACATGAGCACCAAGAAGGCAAATGCCCAAAACCCTTCACAACCATTTGGCACGCATGGGACTACGACTTTCCACCCGCAGCACAGCGTGAATGGGTTGGGCTGAACTGGGACGACCTGCCCGAAATTTATGTTGGCGACACAGCGTTCATGCATGGGGCGAAGTGGGCAGAAGCCAAACTCAAGGAGAAGAACAATGGGCAGCGGTAAAAAATTCCGAATCAAGTGGGAGTCGTATCCCGTGTACAGCATCGGCGCAACACTGGCTTTCCGCAGTGAATACGAGGCGTCCATCCACCTTAACTTTATCAAGCTGTCGATTTACATCGGCATCGGCAGGGGTTACGAAGAGTTTGATTTCAAGGAGAAAACATGAGTGCCTATGACCCAACACCACAGCAAGAGAAAGCTATCCGCGAATACCTGCATGAATCAATCGTGCCGTTGATTGAACAGGTTTTGGTCAAAAAGCTAGGACAAGCCATGTCTTATGCCGCGCAAGAACTGGTCAATCCTAAACGTGAATGGCAAGGACTGACGGATGAGGAGATGCACGCTTGCTGGGATTCGCCTCTTACGCCGCTGGGGATGAAGCATGCGCGAATGATTGAAGCTGAATTAAAAAGGAAAAATACATGAGCAAACAAGAACAAAGCAAACGACTGTATCAAGCAGTTGAACGACTGGCATTGCAGGCCGGTGAAGACACCAATGAAACCATTGACTGGTTGTGCGGTGAGCATGGCGGCATGGCAAAACTGTTTGAGAGTCATTTTTCACCAAAATCACGATGGGCTGTATTTTGTGCAGGATGTCGAAAAGAATGGTCGGTTCCATATCAACATCCTGGTAAATCAATTTGCAGCGAGTGCGAATCTAAGCTTAAATAAAAGAGTGCGCCATGAACGACAAAGACGAACTTGTGTCTCTATTACGGGTATGTAACGCAGACGCATCAGCGATTGATGCCGTAGAACTAGCCTACGAACTAGGCTATAAAGCAGGGCTTAGAAAAGCCAATTTAGACAGTATTGATATGAAGCTGCGTGAAGAATACGCAGCAGGTTTTGATTCAGCACCGGAGTAAAAATGAAATATTGGCCAGGCACAAACATCGCTAAAAGCAGCAACAATGCATTTGACTGGGGCAAACTATCTGATGCCATGCAAGATCACTTGAGACACGCAAAGCAGTCACACGCAGGCTCTGTTAACTCAAAAAAGCGCATTGCTATCGGTGTAAAGCGCGGGGAAGCCTTCTACGCTAACCCAACAGAAAAACCATATCAAAAGAGCTTTACGACTTACAGCAAGGCCGTACCCAGCAAAAATGCAAACTAAGGCAATCAGAGCATTATTGAGAAGCCATCCTGACGGGCTAACCCTCTTAGAAATCCAAGCGCATTTTCCAAAGATGCACCTGGATAACCTTAGAAGGTTAGTCAAAGACTTACCAGATTCTTACATCGACAGATGGCAACCCGCACCTAGAAAGCAATACAGCGCAGTCTGGTGCGTACAGATTCCACCGCCCGATTGCCCTCACCCAAATGAGAAAAAAGTCAAAATACAAACCGAAGCCGATTAACCCAGATGCTCACAACTGGGTTCTCTCAGGACTAAAGAAGCTGCCCGAAGTCGGCAGCGTACTAACAACACTGAAAATCAAGACCTATGCGGCTTTGGATGAGATTAAGGCAGGCAGAGCAACTACAGACCATGTAGACGTAGTGATAGCCGCCATGAACATGGCAGAGGCTTACGCAATGGTAGGTAAGGGGGATGACTGGAGAGATGAGATAAAAGCCGCTCAGGACGCTTTATTCACGATGGCCAAGCGCGGTCTAGTCAAAGGAAGGTTCTTGTTTACGGGGCAAGAAATGAACGCTATTAGCTTGGCAGTAGAGATTCATGGCCAACAACTTGACCAAAGCACCGTTCAAGAACTTGAAAAGTGCGTCAAGATTGTTAGCAATGAGATCAAAAACAAACGAGCAAGAGTGATTGCTTAGTACGTAAGTACATCAAAGTAAGCAAGGGCAAAGCCGCAAAGGACAAAGGCGATTCCTACGGCAAGGGCAATGTCTGCAAATTTTTCGTTCATGTTTAACTCCAGTTGTTGATGTAGTTATTATCAAGTTATCAACAGAAATTTACATTAGTGCAAACCCTGATATGCAACTACCCAAAATTGTGCTAGGGTGTTAAAATCAAGCAAACTGGAGAAGCCTATGGGACTGCTAGACACCGGCGCAGAAATCGCCATTGAGATTAAAGCTCAAGAAGATGAGGGCATGATTTCCGCTGAGGAAAATGCCAAAGTTCGTGATTTCTTGGTAAAAAATTGGATGCTTGGCCCTGAGAAAACTCAGCAGCCTAACTCTGAATACTGGCGAAAACTAGCAACCGTTTGGCGAATCAGCCCAGACCAAGCGCGTCGCAATCTCTGCACTAACTGCGAATACTTCAATGATGGCCCTGATATGCTGGCCAAGATGGAGAGCATCCCTGAAGACCGCTTTGACAAAGACGGTGGTGGCCGTGGCTGGTGCAACAAATTTGACTTTATTTGCCACAATCTTCGTGTTTGCCAAGCCTGGGAAAAAGGCGAGCAGCCAATGGACGAAGGTGAAGACTACTCTAATGGAGAAGACAATGGGAACGACTAATTCTCAGCAAACTTCCGCCAAACAAGCCAAAAAGACAGCCGAACAAGCCCGTAAACAGGCTGAATCCAAAGGCTGGCAGTCAATGGCTTACAAGTTTTCCGCACCGAAAGGCAAGAAATGAACGGCTTGTACGCAAACATTGCTGCTAAACGCGCCCGCATTGAAAAGCAAAAAGCCGCAGGCAAGACCCCCGAAAAGATGCGTAAGCCTGGCACTAAAGGCGCTCCTACTGCTGCTGCCTTCAAAGCCGCTGCTAAGACTACCAAAAAATGATTAAGCGCGGCAAAGAACAGTTTTCAGGCTACAACAAGCCTAAAGCAACACCAAGCCACCCCACCAAAAGCCACGCTGTATTGGCCAAGTCTGGGGAAGATGTGAAACTGATTCGTTTTGGCCAGCAAGGGGTTAAAGGCTCGCCAGATGGCTCAAAGCGCAACGAAGCGTTCAAGGCCCGTCACGCTGAGAACATTGCCAAAGGTAAGATGAGCGCTGCATACTGGAGTAACCGCGTTAAGTGGTGAACAATACCAAATGGTGGTACAATCTTTCAAAAGGAGATTGTTATGCCGAATGGAAACTTAAAGCACGAAGTAACTTGTCCATCTTGCCAAGAAAATCGCCTTGTGCGATCTGATGTAATTTTAAAACTTTCAAGGCAAAACAAACTTCTAATTTGTAAACCCTGTCATAACAGGATGCGATTTGACAATAGAGATCACCCAAGAAAAGGCACGGGTGTAAAAAACAATCCTGAACTTTTTAGGACTAAATCAAGCTACTACAAGGCTAAACAAAGATGCAAGTTAGGTACAAAGCATCATCCTTGTTATGAGATGGTTGAGTTTAGATTTGAATCGTTGCAGCAACTGATTGATTGCATTGGTATTAGGCCAGATGGAATGACTCTTGACCGCATTGATCCGCTTGGACATTATGAGCCCAATAATGTAAGATGGGCAACAGTGCAAGAGCAAGCCAAAAATAGGCTTCCCCGTGGATACTGGCGGAAATAAGATTAAATGATGAAAACCAAGCTTAACAAAACAGGCCAAGCTAAAGTCGGCAAGGTCATGCACGAATTCGGCAAAGGTGAACTTCATTCCGGCAAAGGCGGGAAAGTCGTAAAGAATCCAAAACAAGCCGTGGCCATCGCTATTTCCGAAGCCGCTCGCGCAATGGGTCGTTACAAGAAGTGAGATTGATATGGCAGACCGAATGATTGCAACACCAATGGCAAATCCAATTATGGGTTTGCTGGCTGATCGACTTAAAAAAGTGCAGCAGTTTGCAACAAACCCATACGGTTATGCCAATCCCCCTGCTGAAATGCTTCTTAACTTGCTGGGTGTGCCCGCTGTCCAGCAAACAATGGAGCGCATGGCTTATGGTGAGCCGCTGACCACTGGGGCTGGTATGACTACCAAACCTCGTGCAGAAGCCGTAGAAGCCGCTATGACGGTTGCGCCTGTTGCTGGACTATTGGCAAAGACCACAAAAGGTTTGCCAGTAGGTGCAAGTATTAAGGATGTTTCTTATCGTGGAAGCCATACTCCTCCAAATGCTAATACTTATGGCGCAACGCTAGATGATTTAACAAAGATTTTGCCAGAAGATGTTTATTCACAACAAGGTAAACAGCTTTATGGAATTGGTGACAGACTTATTGATTCTGAGTGGCGTATTGCAGCATTGAAGGCAAGAGGCAAACCTGATGCTGAAATCGAAGTTTATCGTGCTGTTCCAAAAGGTGTTAAAGAAATCAATGATGGAGATTGGGTTTCAACAAGTAAGAAATATGCCAAAGACCATGGAGAAAACACTTTAAATGGTGAATACGATATTATCAGTAAAAAAGTAAAAGCCAAAACTTTATCAACTGAGGGCTATCCTTATGAGTATGGATATAATGAAGTTCCAAATTTTCCAAGACAAGAAGCACTAGATACAGCCCAAAGAAACGCTACATTGCCTATTGAAAATGGTGGTCTAGGACTTCCTAAAGATAATACAGCTATAAATAGAGCAAAAGCAATGGGCTTTGATATAGAAACATTGCATGGTTCACCAAACCCAAATATTGAAGCATTTGACCCAATGATGGCTGGCGGAAACACCGGTAATGCTTTTGATAATAATATCTTTGCAACAAGTAGCCCAGAATCTGCTGGTGGATATGCTCTTAATTGGAAGCATTACAGAAACACAGTCAAGACAAGTCCAGAATTTAAAGCTATTACTCGTGAAGAAAACACCTTACTAAGTAAGATAGGTGATCTCATAGAGGCTGGCGATACTAAAGGTGTTGCTGATATAAAAACAAGATTAGATGAACTTACTCAGCAAAAGACTGGTATTTATAACGACTTCATGGCTGGAAAACTTGGTTCTGAAGGTTCTACTATTTATCCATTGGTAGCTAGAAGTGAAGATTTTTTGCCTTATGAGGCAGAAGGTGCAAACTGGATGAGGGCAAATCGCCCTGCAATTGATGCTGCCGAACAAACTGGTTATTCAGGCGCTTTGATTAGAAATGTAAAAGACAATGCCGGAACAAATTTAGGTACGATTGCTGATGTTCTGGCAACATCTGACCCTAGTAGATTCCGATCACGCTTTGCGGCCTTTGACCCAATGCGTAGAAACGAACCTGATCTTCTTGCTGGGGTGTTACCATTAAGCTTGCTAATGGATGAAGAAAATAAAAAGAACGCAGATCAATTTATACGAGGTCTTTTAGGCCAGTAATAACTCCGCAGATGTAAGTCTGCACTAACATTGACCAACCCTTGGGAGTCAAAAAAACATGAAAAATTCGCCAGTAGTCGAAATAATCGACATTGAGAGCCTGATCCCTTACGCAAGGAACAGCCGTACACACGATGACTCTCAGGTGGCGCAAATTGCTGCCAGCATCAAAGAGTTTGGATTCACAAACCCTGTTCTGATTGATGCTGATAGCGGCATCATTGCAGGGCATGGCCGCATCATGGCCGCAAGAAAACTTGGCCTTGTTGACATTCCATGTATTAGGCTTGGACATTTAACTGAGGCCCAGAAACGAGCTTACGTCATCGCCGACAACAAACTTGCCCTTAATTCAGGGTGGGACAACGAAATGTTGTTGGTTGAGTTTGCCGAGCTAGAAGATTTAGGCTTTGATCTTGATCTGACTGGTTTTGTCCAAGAAGAAATTGACGGATTAAAGCCTGAAGTGGTGCAAGAAGGGCTAACAGATGAGGATGCCGTTCCTGAAGTGCCTGTTGAGCCTGTAACGAATGTGGGAGACGTTTACATCCTTGGGCGGCATCGGTTGATGTGCGGTGACTCAACTATCCTAAATGACGTTGACAAACTCATGCTTGGCGTTTACCCAGACTTAATTCACACAGATCCGCCATATGGAATGAACGCGGTTAGTAAATCGTCTGTGCTAAAAAAGAATTACAAAATTGACATTTTGGGAGATGACACACCAGACGTTGCCAAGGACGCATTTAATTTGATTTTTGGTTTGTACCCTAACGCAAAACATATTTGGTGGGGAGCAAACTATTACAGTTCAGTGCTGCCAGATAGTGAGTGTTGGTTGGTTTGGGATAAGAACAACGGCCAAAGTGACCAAACTGACTGTGAACTGGCGTGGGCCAACTTCCGTAGTGTGGTTCGTCAATTCACACAGGCATCCGAAAAGACCAATCGGGTGCATCCAACGCAAAAGCCAGTCTCACTCATGGAGTGGATCATCAAACGCTTCAAACTGTCGGCAAATACCATCGCTGACTTCTTTGGTGGATCAGGTAGTACATTGATTGCTGCGGAAAAGAATGGAATTCAAGCATTTATTATGGAATTTGATCCAAGGTTTTGCGATGTTATTGTAAAGAGGTGGGAAGAATACACAGGCAAGAAAGCCGTACTTGAGGTGCGGTCATGAGCCTTACATCAAAGCAAGAACATTTTTGCCAATCTATTGCTGATGGAATGAGTCAAGCAGATGCATACCGTAAGGCTTTTGATGCAGACAATATGAAGGCCGAAACAATCCACAAAAGAGCAAGCGAGTTGATGGCTAGCGGGGAGGTTTCGGGTAGGGTGGCTGAATTAAAAGCAAAGCTGACTGCAAAAGCCCTTTGGACGCGCGAAATGAGCGTTCAGGCGCTTGTTTCTGCCTACAAGATAGCCAAGGGCAAGGACAACGCTTCAGGCATGACAGGGGCCATTAAAGAGCTTAATGCGATGCATGGCTTTAACGAGCCGACCAAGCATGAGTTATCTGGCCCTAATGGTGGGCCGATGGATATTGCGGCCATTCAAATTACACTGGTCAAGCCGAATGAATCTTGAACTGGACTTCCCTGAAAAGCTGGGATTCTTGTTTGAGCCACACCGATACAAAATTCTGTATGGTGGTCGAGGCTCGGCTAAGTCTTGGTCGGTTGCTCGGGCATTGATTGCCATCGCGGTACAGAAGCCAACACGAATCCTTTGCGCTCGTGAGTTACAGAACTCAATCTCTGATTCGGTTATTGCTTTGCTTGGTGACCAAATCAAGGCTATGGGGCTGGAGTCGTTCTTTGATGTACAGAGAACAGCCATATACGGATTGAACGGCTCTGAGTTCAGTTTTGTGGGCTTGAAGCACAATGTGACTTCAATCAAGTCTTACGAGGGCGTAGACATTTGCTGGTGTGAAGAGGCGCAGGCCATTTCCAAGGTTTCGTGGGAAACGCTGATACCTACCATCCGTAAGCCAAACTCTGAGATATGGGCAACATTCAACCCAGACCTGGACACGGACGAAACTTACAAGCGATTCGTAGTGAATCCACCGCCAAGCGCCAAGATCGCCAAGGTCAACTGGTCGGACAATCCGTGGTTCCCGCAGGTTCTTAAAGAGGAGCTAGAAGACCTGAAGGCTAAGAACATGGATTCTTACCTCAATGTCTGGGAAGGCCACACACGACAAATGCTTGATGGCGCGGTCTATGCCAACGAGCTACGCAAAGCCCAAGAAGACGGTCGCATCCGAGAATTGATGATTGATAAGTCGATTCCAGTGCAAACCTTTTGGGATTTAGGCTGGGCGGACATGACCTCAATCTGGTTTGTCCAAACCATCGCAGGCGGTGAGGTTCGGGTTATTGATTTCTATCAAAACTGCCAAAAGACCATCGACCACTACGCTCAGGTGCTACAAGACAAGGGGTATATCTATAAAGACTGGTGGCTACCGCATGATGCCGAAAACAAGAATATGACCGGAAAATCCGTTAAAGATATTCTTGAGGGAATGGGCAAACCAGTCAGGATTACGCCAAAGCTGTCTATTGCAGATGGTATTAACGCAGCGCGTACATTGCTAAACCGAGCGTTTATCCATGAAACTAACTGTGCTGACGGTCTACAGAATCTGCGCCATTACCGCTATGACGTAGACCCAAACACAAAGATGTTCAGCAATAAACCATTGCATGACCAACACAGCCACGCAGCCGATGCTTGGCGGTATGTAGCCGTTGCCCTAGATGAAACAACAAGTTCATGGGGCAAATCAATCAATATAGTTCCGAAATGGGTGGTCTAAATGTTTATGATGAAGCAAGGCGATATTACTAACGCCAAACGGGTTGACGCCCTTGAGAAACGGGTTGAAATGCTTGAAAATATGCTAAAAGCCTTACAATCTCAAGAACGCCCAAAGATCGGGCGACCAGCAAAGGTCAAAGATGAACTTAAAAGCGATACTTCAAGCCGAGATTGATAACTCCATCGGGTTTATCGAGAGCGAGACGGTAGAGCAGCGCAAGCAAGCCTTACAAGCCTACCTTCGTCAGCCGTATGGGAATGAGGTTGAGGGTAAGTCTTCTATTGTCACTGGTGAGGTAGCAGAGGCTATTGATGGCGCAATGCCGCCTCTGATGCGAATCTTCACAAGCTCGGATGAAGTCGTATTAGCTAACCCTACAGGCCCAGGTGATGAGGCCACCGCTAAACAGGTTACTGACTACCTGAACTACATTTTCCTGCAAGACAACCAGGGCGTGATAATCATGCACGACTGGTTCAAAGACGCCTTGATGCAGAAAAACGGCATTGTTAAAGCGTATTGGGAAGACAAAGAAGACGTCACCAAAGAAAGCTATCAGGGCTTGTCTGATGACGAACTGGCTTTGTTGCTGCAAGACAAAGACCTAGAAATCGTTGAGCAGGATACGCAAGAATTCCCGATGCTTGACCCGATGGGTATGCCGGTAATGAACGCAGACGGTACGCCCGTCACTTACGGCGTCCATGACGTTAAGGTCAGCAAAAAGTTCAAGACTGGCAAAGTTGTCGTTGAGAATGTCCCGCCTGAAGAATTCCTAATCTCTAAGCGTCGCGTCAAAATCTCCAATTCGCCATTCGTTGCACATCGCCGGATGATTAGCCGCAGCGACCTGATCGCAATGGGCTTTGATAAAGACGTTGTTAACGGCTTGGCCACTGGTGATGCTCTTGCATACACGCCTGAGCGAGTGGCTCGATTCAGCCCAGGTGAGCAGCCCTACGATACTCAAGCTGAAGACTTCGCAATGCAAGAGATTGAAGTCTTTGAGTGCTATATCTACGTAGATGAGGATGAGGACGGAATCGCTGAGTTGCGTCAGGTCTTTTACGCCAGCAATGAGATTCTGAGTGATGAAGAAGCCGATTATGTGCCCTTCTACTCAGTCTGCCCGATTCCAATCCCGCATAAGTTCTTTGGTAACTCGCTGGCTGATCGTACTGTTGACTTGCAGTTGATTAAGACCACTGTTACCCGTCAGATGCTGGATAACCTCTATCTGACAAACAATGCTCGCGTTGTAGCCGTAGAAGGTCAGGTTAACTTTGATGACCTGCTTACATCTACAGCCGGTGGCGTGATTCGCGCCAAGTCCACTGGTGCAGTGCAGCAATTGAACGTGCAAAACGTGGCTTCCCAGTCATTCCCCATGCTGGAGTACCTTGATCGAGTTCAGGCCAAGCGCACCGGCGTGACTGAAGCAAGCCAAGGCCTTGATGCTTCTATCCTGCAAAACGTGACAGCCGCAGCCGTTGCTTCTATGCAACAAGCTGGCGCAGGCAAGATTGAAATGATCGCCCGCATCTTTGCTGACACTGGTGTGCGTGATCTGTTTTACGGCATCCTGCACCTTGTCACCAAGTACCAACAGAAAGAACGCATCATTCGTTTGCGTGGGCAGTACGTGGCAATTGACCCGCGCACTTGGGCTAACAAGTACGACCTGACCGTTAATGTCGGCTTGGGTAACGGCAACCGTGACCAACAAATGGCCATGTTGCAGATGGTTCTTGCTAAGCAAGAGCAAATGCTCGCTCAGTTTGGCCCGTCTAACCCGCTGGTTTCGTTTGGCCAGTATCGCGGCTCTTTAGGTCGTATGGTCGAGGCAGCAGGATTTAAAGATTCCGCTGAGTTCTTCAAGCCAATTAGCCCCGAGCAAGACCAAGCCTTGTCTAACCCGCCTCAGCAACATCCGCAAATGCCGCCTGAAGTGCAAGCATTGATGGCCAAGACGCAGGCTGATATTCAAGCCCAGCAAGCCAAATTCCAAGCTGATATGCAAATGCAACAGCAAAAGATGCAGGCTGATCTTGAGTTTGAGCGCCAAAAAGCCGCGCTCGAATTGCAGTTGCAACGCGAGAAAGCCCAAGCTGAGCTTCAAATCATGCGTGAAAAAGAAGCCTCAAAACTTCAACTAGAGCGCGAGAAAATGAATATGCACTTCAGCATGAAGCAGCAAGAATTCGAGGCTGAAGCTCAATTGAAGGCTATGAAGGTAGGCGCAGGCATCACTTCAAACGTGGAGATTCCAGGATGACACCCGAGCAAATCCTTGCAATTGATCTGGAGCGTAATCAACCCGATTACATGACGTTTCAGAAATCAATTGGGTTTATCAACAAAACCCTCAAGGAAGGCGGAAAAATCCTACGCCAAGGCGACACACTTATGCTGTTTCGCAACATTGGAAACAATACGGTTATGTTCCACTCGTTCAGCGCGGACAAGCCTGCAAACTACCTAAAGAATATGGCCATGTTTGCGGATATGCTGAAAAAGATGGGATTTGAAACCGCTATCACTACCTACCAAAACCCCAAACTGTCTTCTATGTTTAAGGCCGCTGGATTTGATGCGACCGTGACACAAACAGAAGACGGTTATCAAGCTGAAGTGAGGCTGTAATGGGTGCTGTATCTAAAGCTGTTGAAGATGTTGGAAACTTTGTATCCGACCAAATTATTGAGCCGGTAGTTCAGACGGTTGAGCAGGTCGTTCAAAACCCGCAGGCTTTGGCCACAGTAGCCTTGGCCGTTGCTGCGCCTGGGCTTGGTACGGCTATTGGCTCAGCTTTGGGCGCTAGTGGCGTGGCATCGTCTGTTGTTGGCAATGCGGTTCTTGGCGGTGCTCTATCAAGTGCTTCAGGCGGTAACTTCGGTGAGGGTGCTCTTGCTGGTGGTGTTGGCTCTTTGGTGGGTTCTTATGCGAATCCAGCAATCAGCGAGGCTCTGGGTGGTGGCGCTGTAGGCAACGTAGGGGCATCTGCGCTGACTGGTGGTGCTCTGTCTGAGCTTCGTGGCGGAGACTTCAGCCAAGGCGCTTTAACCAGCGGTCTGATAAGCGGAATCGGCGAGGCCAAACAAGCTGCTATCACTGACTACCTGCAAAGCATTGAAAGCCCCTATGCACCAATGCAAGGCCCGACTGAAGCCGATGTATTGGCCACAGAGCCATCTATCAACAATGTTATTCAGACCATCGCTCAGCCTGCCGACTTCAATCCGGCTTTGTATGACGTTGGCAAGGCGTTAGTTCCCGTGGCTGTAGGCTCTTTGTTGGCTAATCAGGTCATGCAGCCTGCAAGCCAGCCAAGTGGTTTTGGTATTGTCTCAGCGCCTAGCCAATTTAGAGCGCCTGAATACAACATGGCTTTTACGCCATCTGCACCAATTAACTTTGGCTCACCTGAAATGCTTAAAGGCACGCAATGGGAAAGCCCAAGCCTTACTAGCCTGATTAATACGCTAAACCAACCTGATATGTCTCAATACAATCAGACCATTGGTAATGTTGGTGGTGTACCAATGTCAATCAACGACATTATTTCTAATCTAGGCAAGACAACCGCAAGTCAGTCCAGCCCCTCAATTGATAACATAATCGCCAACATTCAAAGCCAATATGGACAAACAACTTAAAGCGCAGTGGGCTAGTAACTTATTGGCTGATGACTTTTTTGTAGAAGTCATGGATGATTTGAAAAAACAACAGATTAGTGTGATAATTAATTCAAATCGCGATGAGGTTGACGAGCGAGAATCAGCTTACAACCACATTAAAACTCTTGATTTGTTTATCGGTCATTTGCAAGGCATTGCCGCAGAGACTGAGATTCAGAAAAAGAAATGGAAGATTCTGTGATGAAAATCACCCGTAGTTCGGACGGTTTCCGACAATTGATGAGATATTGAAATGGAAAACACCAACCCTAACGGGAGTGAAAGCCTAAGCGTGAATCAAGCCGCATCTGCGTTTCTGGGTTTGATGGGTGGAGACGAGGGAGCCGAGGGCCAACCCGAGCAGCCAGCCGAAGAACTTGAAACCAGTGCTGAATCTGATGAAACTGAGTATTCGGGTGAATCAGATGAGCCTGTAGAGGAAGTAAAACCCCGCTACAAGGCCAAGGTCGGTGGTGAGGAAGTCGAGGTAGAACTTGACGAGCTTATCAACGGCTATCAACGTAGCAAGGATTACACGCAAAAATCTCAAGCTCTTGCTGAGCAACGCAAAGCTGTAGAAGCTGAGCGCCAACATCTTGAGCAGGTTAAACAAGAGCGACAAGCATACGCCCAGAAATTGCAGGCACTCGACAGCTTCTTGAGTCAGCAAAACAAGGGTGAGGATTTGGAAGTTTTGAAAGAGACAGACCCCATTGCATACGCAGTGAAGGTAGCCGAACAGTCTCAGCGTGAGAAACAGTTAGCAGTTGTCCGAGCCGAACAGCAACGCATTGCCCAACAGCAACAAGCCGAGCAACAGCAACAATTGCAAAACCATCTCAAGTCTGAAGCAGAAAAGCTCGCGTCTGTTATCCCAGAACTGGCCACGCCAAAAGGTGACGCTATCCGGAAAGAAATCCGCGAATATGCGAAGTCTGTTGGTTGGTCAGATCAAGAACTCGCCTCAGTGTATGACCATCGCGCTGTGCTGACTTTGTATAAAGCAATGAAGTTTGAGCAGCTTCAAAAGGGCAAAACTGAAACCTTGAAAAAGGTTCAGCAAGCTCCCAAGATGCTTAAAGCCGGAACTTCAGCGCCTGATACCAAGTCTGCGCAAGACAAACAGGTAATGCAACGGTTGCGCCAAACCGGAAAAGTCACTGACGCAGCAAAAGCATTTGAGCGTTTCCTTTAATTTTTGGAGCTTTTAACATGGCAACCTATCAAACCTATACGGCCATTGGCCAACGTGAAGACTTGGCAGACGTCATTTATGACATTTCGCCTACCGACACCCCTTTCATGTCGTCTATCGGCAAAACCAACGCTACTGCAACTTACCATGAGTGGCAGACTGACAGCTTGGCCGCAGCCGCTCTGGGTGGTGCTGTTGAAGGTGCTGATGCCTCTAGCATCACTGCCTCGCCCACTACCCGTATCGGCAACCGTACCCAGATTTTCACTAAGTCTGTGGCCATTGCTGGTACTTTGGAAGCCGTGGACAAAGCTGGCCGTAAGTCTGAGAAGGCTTACCAATTGGCTAAAGTGTCTGCTGAACTGAAGCGCAACATTGAACTGACCTTGCTGTCTAACCAAGTGTCGTCTGCTGGTAACTCCAGCACCGCCCGCACTATGGGTGGCTTGCAGGCTTGGCTGGCCACTAACGGTGACTTCGGTTCGGGCGGCTCTGCTGGCGCTAACGGTACTACCGCTCGCACCAACGGCACCAACCGCACCTTCACTGAAGACATTCTGAAGGTCGTGGTGAAAGAGGTTTACCAGTCTGGTGGCAACCCCAAAGTGTTGATGGTCAACCCTGGCCACAAGCAAGTGGTTTCCGCCTTCGCTGGTATCGCCGCTCAGCGTTACATGGCCCCCTCTAACGAGCCAACCACCATTGTGGGCGCGGCTGACGTTTATATGAGCGACTTCGGCACCATTTCCGTGGTTCCTAACCGCTTCATGAACAGCGCCAACTCGTGCGATGACACCGCTTTCATTGTCGACCCCGACATGGCTGCCGTGGCTTACTTGCGCCCATTCCAAACCATTGAATTGGCTAAGACTGGTGACAGCGAGAAAACCCAGTTGCTGGCTGAATTGACTTTGGAAGTCCGCAACGAAGCTGGTCATGGCATCATCGCCGACTTGAGCTAATCTGACGTAAGTTAGATGAAAGCCTCCCTTGGGAAACCTTGGGGGGCTTTTTTATTTTCATGCGAATGATAGAATTGCAATTATGGAAAACCCTACATTTCGCAAATCTGTAGCCCACGCTGACGGTGAGGGTGGATTGATTATTCAAACCGCTCAAGACGTTTCCTCTTTGCTTGAAAAGAACAAAAAGGAATTTAATAGTTACGATGAACGCGCTAAATGGTCAGATGAACTTTACGGAAATAAAGTAGCATCAATCCCGTTTACCGCCATTGATGACTTGAATAAGCAGGGAATCATGCGCGGATTCCATGTTATTGATAATGCTCGATTTGCAATGTGGCTAAATAATCCAGACAATCGGGCTTGGCGTACGCGCCCAGGAGTGATCTAAATGAGCTTCACCAGTTATGCGGATTTGCAAACAGCCATTGCTGGTTATTTGGCTCGATCTGATCTGACAACCCAAATTCCTGACTTTATCCGTCTTGCTGAAACGCGCCTACGTAGAGATTTGCGTATCCGTCAGATGCTCAAGTCGGTGACTACCGCAACGGTCGCCGCTGACAGTACGGTTGAGTTACCAAGTGATTTTCTTGAGGTGCGTGATTTTGTGGTGGTTGGAAATCCGGTGCGGCCTTTAAACTACTTCAGTCCATCGGCATTTAACCGAAATACTCGCACTTGGGAATCAGGTAAGCCACTTGATTACACAGTCTTGGCTAATGATTTTCAATTGGCTCCGGTTCCTGACGCTGTATATACAGTCAAGCTCTTTTACTTTGCTGCGCCTGCTTTCCTGAGTGACGCGAACACAAGCAACGTATTTCTGGCCAACACCCCAGATGCTTTGCTGTATGGCGCTTTGCTTGAGGCTGAGCCTTATCTGATGAATGATGCTCGAATCAACACATGGGGAACCATGTTTGATCGTGCTATCTCGTCAATTGTGCGCTCTGATGAGCAGGGCCAATACTCAGGCGTACCGCTTGCAATCAAAACAACTCTGTGAGGTGAATCATGGCTGAAATGTCAAATTTTCTTGAAAATGCGCTAATCAACGCAACCCTGCGAAACACGGCATACACAAGCCCTACAACTGTTTACTTGGGTCTTTACACCACCGACCCAACTGATGCAGATGCAGGTACAGAGGTGAGCGGTAACGGCTATGCGCGTCAATCCATTACCTTTGGTGCGCCCTCTAACGGTGTGTCTACCAACAGCGCAGCAATTGAGTTCCCCCAGGCTACAGGCTCGTGGGGTACGGTTGCTTACGTGGGTATTCGTGATGCATCTACAGGCGGCAATCTTCTTTATCACACGCCTTTGGATGCATCTAAAACTATTGCCACTGGTGACGTTTTCCGTGTGGCCGCTGGCTCACTTAGCGTAACGCTTGCGTAATGGCTGACCTGCTTCCACCGTGGTCGATTGATTCTCTTGACCAGCTAAAAGCTCGTCTTGATGATCTAACGCTCACGCTGGATAGCCCGCTTTACCAAACATCGGTAACGCTTTGGGATGCTTACGGCTCTGTTAATGCGACCGCATCCGTCAATGCTCAGGCTGTAAGAGTTCAAAACGCCTCGGCAAGCATTAACGTCTCTGCCAGTGCTTCTTGCGATGCAACACGGATTCAATACGCAAACGCATCGGTTGACGCAAACGCAACTGTTTCCGCAAGAGCAATCAGGGTTCAAAACGCTGATGCCCAAATCACTGCGAGCGCGGCTGTTTCTTGTGACGCTATTCGCATCCAAAACGCCTCTGGTGATGTTTTTTCCAATGCATTGGTATCTTGTGCAGGGACGAGGGTTCAATTCGCTGACGCCGCGATTAGGGGGCTTGCTGACGTATCTTGCTTGGGCGGGATTGTTGCCAACGGTGTTGCATCCATAACTGCGGACGCTTCGGTGAGCGCAGATGCAATTCGGGTGCGTTTTGCTGATGCTGCAATCACTGCTGAAGCAATGTTTACGGCACTTGGTGGCATCACTGCTGACGGTACGGCAAGCATTGAAGCCTCTGCTATCTTTGTGGCCAATGCAAACGCCATTTACGGTAACTCGCCTGCCTTTGTTGGTACTGCACTTATTCAATGCGAGGCATCTAACGGTAGAAGCTGGCAAGATGAGGTGTTTAACGATAACACCTGGACACAAGATGCTGCCAACGAAAACACATGGGAAGCAGTGCCAATGCCGGAGAATGTTTGGGAAGACGCAACATTCAATCAAAATACGTGGGCGGCTCAATCAAACGGAAATAACTCATGGCTACAACAAAACTAACATTTGGCGAATGGATGCCAGACCAGCCTGGTATCTCAGGCGCTTTGACCGATGCAAAGAATGTTGTTTCGCAAGCCATTGGTTATGGGCCTCTGCCTACCGCAGCAACATTCTCTCAAGCCGCATCTGAAAACCTGACAACACTGGTTGCTGGTAAGACACCATCAAGCGTAACAAAGCTCTTTGCGGCTGGCACTACAAAAATCTATGATGTTTCCGGCGTTGGTGTTCTAACCGATGTATCTAAGTCTGGTGGGTATACGCCTAACGGTGCAAATGATCGTTTCCGCTTTACGCAGTTCGGCAACACCATCATTGGGACAAACAACAACAACCCGATGCAGGCTTACACGCTGGGAACGTCTACAGCCTTTGCTGATTTGTCCGCAAGCGCACCGATTTGCAAGTTCTTGACTGTAGTCCGCGATTTTGTCGTTACCGCCTTTACCACCGAAAGCGGCGTGAAATACCCCGCGCGTGTACGTTGGTCAGGCATCAATAACGAAACCACATGGGGTTCTAGCCAAGTAACGCAGGCGGACTATCAAGACATTGCAGATGGTGGCCAGATCGTCGGTATCCGTGGTGGTGAATTCGGGCTGGTTTTCCTTGAAAAAGGTATCAGCCGAATGAGCTACGCAGGTACGCCATTCATTTTCCAGTTTGATAACATTTCACGCGGGAAAGGCTGTATTGCAGCAAGCTCAATTGCTCAGGTGCAGGGTGTATCGTTCTTCTTGTCGGACGATGGTTTTTATTTGTGCGATGGCCAACAAATTCAGGCTATCGGCTCAGAAAAGGTAGACCGCTGGTTCTTTGCTAATGCAGATGAATCCGCATTTGACACCATGAGCGCGGCCGTAGACCCAATCCGCAAGCTCATCATTTGGAATTTCAAAACAACATTTGCCCAGCGTCAACTCATTATTTACAACTTCAAAACCCAAAAGTGGACATATGGCGATGCGGGTGCGGACTACATTTCTGATGCATCTACCGCAGCCGTAACCCTTGAGGGACTGGATTCAGTGTCATCTAGCATTGACGCTTTGCCGGTTAGCCTTGATTCCATTCTTTACATGGGTGGTAAATTCTTCTTGGGTGGCACAAACGGCAATCGGGTCGTGACCTACAACGGACAACCCGCTACTGGCCAACTGATTACAGGCGATTTGAACGCAGGCGGTAGGTCTATTGTTACACTGGCTCGTCCTCAGATAGATAACGGTTCTGCGAGCGTTTCAGTGGCTTCTAGAACGCTTTTGAGTGATGGTTTGAACTTTGGCACATCTGTAGCCGCTGATTCTGAGAATCGCATTTCGCTACGGTCTAACGGTAACTACCATCGGTTCAAAGTTACCCCGACTGGTGACAACTGGACAACCGCAGTGGGTTTGGATGTTGACTTGTCTGGCCAGGGTATGCGATGAACCAATTCCGAGTTTTACCCACTTTTGGCCAAGACCCTCGCGTAGTCGCTGAGGTTGTTAACGGCATCATGAACGGCAAGACCAACAACACGGGGCTTGTCACGCTAGACACAGGCGGAGCAACGACAACCACCCTAAACGACCGCAGGATTAGCAAAGACAGTGTTATTTTGTTTGCGCCTGCATCATCTGCTGCAAACGTGGATTACCTGCCATACGGGGCTTTCCAGAGCTTGGTAGATCAAAGTATCGCATCTGCAAACACTGCTTATGCAATGACGCTTGATACGGTTGACTACTCAAATGGCGTGACGATCAGCAATAACTCACGAATCAACGTCAAGAACGCGGGCGTTTATAACCTTCAGTGGTCAGGTCAGTTTCAAAACACCGACACATCTTTGCATGATGTGAGCGTCTGGCTGCGCAAAAACGGCTCAGATGTTGCTGGTTCAACAGGCTTTATCTCGGTTCCAAACTCTCACGGTGGCGTAGATGGCCACGCTATTGTTGGTTGGAATTATTTTATTGAATTGGCCGCAAACGACTATGTTGAGCTTTATTGGTCGGCAACCAGTACCAACATATCTTTGCAGTTTTACCCAACACAAACCAGCCCAACTCGCCCGTCTACCGCATCACTTATCGCCACAATGAGCCACATTTCACACAATAACTCTGTGACCATTTATGCAACAAATCAAGGCCAAGGCGTAGCGACAATCAACCACTTTGCAAATTCAACAGCTAACAAGACATATGCCTATGTTGTTATTGGCTAAAGTGTATATAATCGATTCCACCGGATTAACCGTCATGGAATCCAGAACTTCAAGGAGTTAAACATGGCGGTTACTACCACCACCCAGATCGACCCAACAATCCAGCCGTTTTTAAGCTACGGATTGTCTGAGGCGCAGCGGCTTTATCAAGCTGGTGGCCCTCAATACTACCCAGGCCAAACCTACGTTGGCCCCTCTGAAACCACCCAAACAGGTCTTCAGGCTCTTGAGCAACGTGCTCGCATGGGTAATCCTTTGCTTGGTGCAGCGCAACAACAGATTCAAAACACCATTGGCGGTCAGTATCTCGGTGGCAATCCATTCTTTCAAGGCGCTTTCGCACCCGCTGCACAAGCCGCTACCGCACAATTCAAAACCGCAATTGGTGACATTGGCTCTGCCGCTTCTAAGGCTGGTCGATACGGCTCGGGCGCAATGGGTGCGCTTGAAGATCGTGCGTCTAACCAACTTGCCCAACAACTGAGCAACACCGCTGGCCAACTGGCGTATCAGAATTACGCAAATGAGCGCGCACGACAGCAAGCCGCAACAATGGCCGCGCCCGCACTGTCTCAAGCCGACTACCAAGACATTCAAAACTTGTTAGCCGCTGGCCAAGCGCGTGAGGGTTACACTGGCCAACAGACAGCCGCTGATATTGCTCGATTCAATTTCCAGCAAAACGCCCCTCAGCAAAACCTGGCCACTTTCTTGTCTAGCGTTTACGGCAACCCGATCAACAACAATCGCAGCCAAACGCAAACAGGCTACGCTGACACATCTACCTTGCAAAATGTGCTGGGTACGGCTGCAACCTTTGGTGGTCTTTATAAGAACCTTGGCGGCTCTACCGGTATCAGCAACATCACAAACAGTATTGGTAACTGGTTAAATCCTTATGGTGGTACGCCGCAAGGTGCTTATTCGCAACAAACGCAGTATCTAAATAGTGCTTTGTCTAATCCACAAACCCAACAAGCTCAGATGCTTTCAGATCAGAACTCTTGGTTTTCAGGAGGTGTAGGCCCTAACGGCGCCTTTGCCAGCCCTGATGTAGGATATGTGAATAATGTATATAGCAGTAATCCACTTATGGCAACGCCATTAATTGCTCCTAATAATATAGCGATTGAATATAATAGCCCAGGTTTTTAAGGGGGTGACTATGGCTGGACTACTTGATATTTTTAGCTCTGGTGGTGGCGATACGCTGGGTTTGTTGGGAATGTCTCCACAAGACATTCAGCAAACCCGCGATGACGCCCAAGCCCAAGCCCTCTACGGTTTAGCCGCTCGATTGTTTCAAGGCGGTAACACAGGCCAATCTATCGCTGAAGGCTTGCAACAAGGTCAAAAGCTCTACAAATCTGCACTGCAAAACCAAATGCAAGAGCAATTGCAAGGTTTCCAGGTGCAAGATATGTTGCGTAAGCGTAAGCTAGAAGAGCAGGCCCTAGCCCGCCAAGCAATGATTGATGCCCGTGTTGCTCAGGCTTACCAGCCCGCCGTACAAGCGCAGCCTGCTATGTATTACGGCCAAGAAACACAATTGCCGATTCGTGATGACCAAGGCAACTTGATGCCATTCGCTACTGAGCCGGTGCAAGGTCGTACGGCAACTCTTGATTTCCAGTCTCTTGCGCCCGTATTGATGACCAGCCCTGAAGGTCGTAAAACCCTAGGTGAGTTGGCGGCTGCCCAAAAAGCAATGGCTGGTGACACGTTTAGCCTTGCTGAAGGCGCAAAACAATTCCAGCGCAACCCTTTTACTGGTGAAGTTGTTGAGGTTGCATCTGGTGCGCCTAAGCGTGAGCCGGTACCTAGCGCAATCGCTGAATACAAGTTTGCTCAAGATCAAGGTTTTAAAGGAACTTTCCAAGATTTCCAAGTGGCCATGAATCAGGCGAAGGCACCTAAGTTTGCGGTTGATCTGAAAGACCCAACAGCGGTTGCAAAAGCTCAGTCTGACATTGTGAAAGATTGGCGCGGTGTTGTTAAAGATACAGGCGCAATGGAAGTTGCTGACCGATACAAAGCTGCTAAGGGCGCGGTGGATGAAGCCAACAAAGGCAATAAGACCGCCGATGGTGCTTTGATCTACGCAATCGGTAAGATTTATGACCCTTCAGGCGCAGTGCAAGAAGGCGACAAGAAAACCATTTTGGGAAATCGCTCGATTCCTCAAACGGTTCAAGCCTACGCGCAAAAAGCATTTTCAGGCCAAGAGCTTTTGCCATCTGAGCGGCAAGGTTTGCTTTCAATGGCAAGTCAAATCGTCAAATCAAAGCAGGCAAACCTTGAAGCGCAAAAAGCACCTTACGTGAGCATTTCTCGCCAACTTGGCGGTGCTGGTGAATTGCTGCTTAATCCTTTGTCTGACGCCTTGACCGAGACACCGAGTGATCTCATGTCATTGGCAAGGGCTGAGCTTGCTCGTCGCCAAAAAGGTAAATAATGGATTTATCAAAACTCTCTGATAAAGACCTTGAGGCTTTGTCCTCTGGCAACTTGTCTGCAATGTCTGATGCGGCACTGATGCTCATTTCTGGCGAGCAAGAAAAACCGAATAAAACCAAAAAGCCAAGCCTGACAAAGCAAGAGGCTTTGCAGTACCTAACCGCAATGCCTGAAACTCCCACGATGGAGACGGGTAACGCTGCTGACCTTTTGCGTCAACTCGGCTTGTCGGCTCGCGCTGGCATCATGGGTGTGGCATCTTTGCCTTTGATGGCTGCTGAACCTTTGGCCGCAATGACTGGCCAGCCAAACCAAGCTCAAACGCTGCAATCTTTGCTGACCAAGTTGGGGTTGCCTGAGCCTAAAACATCTCAAGAGCGCGTGGTTCAAGATATTGCAAGCGCAGGAAGTGCTGTAGCCGCTCCCGCATCATTGTCTAAATACTTGGCTCCTGTAGCGCAAAAGTTCTTTACGCAAAATGTGGGCACGCAAGCCGCAGCCGCTGGTGGCGGTGCATTGGCCTCGGGTGCAGCCCGTGAAAGCGATGCAGGCCCGATTATGCAGCTTCTTGCTGGTCTTGGCGGTGGCATGATTGGCGGCACTACAACTAGCGTTGGCCCGTCTGTTACACGAGCCGCAAAAGAAGTAGTCAGGCCATTTACCCAAGCAGGTCGTGAGGCAATCACTGGTAACGTGCTGAGAAGCCTTGCAAGCGATGCTGAGCAGGCTATTGAAGCGGGCGCTAAATACACGCCTACAGTTCCAGGCTATCAACCTACAACGGCACAAGCGACCCGTGATGTTGGCTTGATTTCTGCTGAAACACCGATTCGTGCCCTTGATGTTACTGGCAAGTTTGGCACGCAAACTGGTGAGGCAAACCAAGCTCGATTGGCTATCCTTGACCGTTTGGCTAAAGACAAAGCCGCAGTTGATGCCGCAATCGTTAAGCGTGAAGACGTTACCAAGCCTTTGCGTGAGCAAGCCTTTGCACAGTCTACGGTTAGCCCTGAGACATTCCAATCAGCGGTTGCTCTTAACGTCAACAAGACCATTGATGACATTCTTGCCTCTAATGCTGGTGCGCGAGGCACAGTTAAGAAGACCATGAATTGGGCGCGTGAGCAACTTGCTGAGGGCACTACGCCTGAGCGCCTGTACGAGGTTCGCAAAGACCTTAGAGACGCTGCACAAGGTCTTTTGGATAAAGAAGGCGCGGCATACAGCCTTGCAAAAGGTCAACTTGAGCAGGTTATCAAGTCTGTAGACGAAACGATTGAAGCGGCAGCGCCTGGCTATCGCGCTTACCTTGATAAGTTTGCAAAGTCTAGCCGTGGCATTGAGCGCCTTGAGGCCGCGCAAGAATTCCGTAGCAAAGTGCTTTCAACGACACCAGACCCTTCACGGGTTGGTGATTTCTTGATTTCTCAGCCTTCATTTACTCGCGCTATTCGCGCGGCAGAAAAAGAGACCAAAATGTCTCAGGCGCAGCTAAATGCCTTGAGCAGGGTTGCACAAGACCTAGATTCAGGCGTTTTGGCTCGCGCGGTCAAAGTGCCTGGCTCCGACACGTTTAAGAATATCAGCACTGCAAACATTATTGGCGGCATCATTGGCAAACAAATGTTCGGCGAAGTTCCGCCCGCAGTTCAAAAAGTTAGCGCCCCATTAAACTGGCTATATAACGGCACAGATGACGCTATCCGTGAATTGCTAGTTGATGCCATGCTTGACCCTAAACTAGCGTCTAAACTGATGACTAAAGCCTCAATGGTGACTGTTGAGCCATTAAGCAAAGAGCTAAAACGCAAAGCCATGTCGCTAGGTTATGGCGCAACATTTGGATTAACGGAGTAACCCATGCCAAAAGTAAAAATTTCAGAATGGTCGTCAACGCCAGCAAATAATACCGATATTGACGGTATCAATATCGCTGAAGGCTGCGCGCCCTCTGGAATTAACGATGCTATCCGCAAGTTAATGTCACAAGTTAAAGACTTATATAGCGGTACGACTGGTGACGCAATTGGTGTTGCAGGCGGTGGTACAGGTGCAACTACCACATCTGCTGCTCTGACTAACTTAGGCGCTCAGGCATCCCTTGTAAGTGGAACAAACATTAAAACTGTTAACGGCTCATCTTTGCTTGGGGCTGGTGATTTGTCAGTGACCGCTGCCGACTTATCAATCACTACTGCTAAACTTGCAGACGGTGCGGTCACAAGCGCGAAGATCGCTGATGGTGCTGTATCCACTGTGGATATTGCAAACCTCGCAGTCACCACAGCAAAGATTGCTGACGGCAACGTCACCCCAGCCAAACTTTCTACGGGCGCGCCAACCTGGAATGCGAGCGCTGACCTTCAGTTTAACAGCGGCTATGGCTCCGTTGCTACCGCTTACGGCTGCCGCGCTTGGGTGAACTTCAATGGCACTGGCACCGTGGCGATTCGCGCCAGCGGCAATGTATCGAGCATTACTGACAATGGTGTCGGCGACTACACGGTTAACTTTACGACAGCGATGCCTGATGTGAATTATTCAGTATGCGGCATGACTTACGATAACGTCGGTAATGTGCGTGTGGTTTCACAAAAGTACGCGCAAGTCGCAGGCTCTCGAC